GGAACTTTGCGAACTGTAAAATCCGCACCATTATAATCGCCTAGATTAGCTAGGACTTCTGCTCTGCTTTCCATAATACCCCCTATGGATTTAGTTAAAATGAGTGCTAGTTTGATTTGTTTACCCACAGCTTAAAATACTAGCAAAGTCTGTGCGCTTTTAAATAAGGCGTTGTTCATATGGTTGCGCAGTTGGCTACTCAGGGACTGCTTGTTAATACGCTTTGATTTACCATTCAACCAAACAGGATTTATACTTTAAATGCTATCCTCTTTTCCGCATACCTTATATGTTGTTTAAATAGATACCTATGCTCACATTACTTGATGGTAGACTTAACTACTCGCACTCTGAAGTCCTCTATTTAAACTGGTTAAACATTCAAGAACTCATCTACAATAGTAGACATAATTTCTTGTATGTTTTCCATTGAATCGCTCGGTAGTAAAGCAATAGTGAGACGATTAAATACCTCTTCTCTTGCATTAGAATACGCAGACACATCAGTTTCAATCTTGATTTTGTCTTCCGCAGAATTGTAAGAGTAAGGTATAGTTGCTTTGAAGGCTTCATTTTTAATAACATTCAAATTAAAATGAGCCAACTCCTCACTACGCTTACTAGATAAGCTATCAATCTTGTTTGAAAGAGCTTTATATTCTTCCTTAAGAAGATTGATTTCACTATTGCGTTTGTTTAGCTCAGCATACTCATCAGTTTTCTTTAGTTTCTCAATGATACTAGATGAATTAACGAGTATTTGAGTACAGATACCATCAACAATAGCATCGACTTCATACTTTCTAATTTGTGGCATATTACACCAACCTTGCAGGTATACGGATCATCTGCATAGTAGTATTAGTCTGACTAATTGGTGTCATTTGGTACTTGCCATCAATTAGAGTACGCTTAAACCACAATGGAGTTTTAGGTCTGCTCGTTGATCTGTAAGCAACCCATTTGCCAAAGTTAAAAGCGGTGAAAGTATCTTTAGATTCGATACTAAACCCTCTGCTTTTCTTAGCATTGCGTTTGATTATATTGAACCCCAATACATTACCAATATTCCAAAGAACCCTAAAGAATAAAGGCGCATCAGTAATGGGAAGTGTTGCGTCTATCGTATCAGATAGATTGCCCTTCTTAGTAAAAGTTATGCGTGACATAATTTCACTCCTCTATTAAAGTGAGCAGTATTATAAAGGCAACTGCTCTTTAGCCTGTTGAAAAAGTATTAGGTGCAGTATCTTTAACTCCGCTATATCTGCCTTGTCTATTATAGTATTTCAACTGGAGAACCTAATAATCAGGGGAACAATGTGCATAAATAGGAGCTACCTATTCAAGACTATTTGATTACACACGCTAGTCTTATTAGCAATTTTGGTGCAACCCCCTATTAGTACTAACTATACTAGGAGTATATAAGTTCGCTCCTCCGAGCCAACGCCAAATATTGTACCACAGCGAATCCTCCGCGTCAAGACCACACCGCCTGCGGTATAGGGGCATATTAGAAAGACCTAATATGCCATGATGTTCCTAATATGCTGTCATATTTAGGTGTCACAATCTTAGACTGCTTACCTTTACGGAACAGATACCATTTATCCTCTCTTATATTAGACTGCTCTTTTTTCTTAAAGCCTTGATTCATAAGAGATTCTTGAGCTTCTAAGAAAGACTCAAATACTTGAGTACCTCTATCTATTTCCCCTTTAGATATAAAGTAATGATCTTTTGAATGTCTACCTTTAAAGCTCTTATTATAAGCTCTGATTGTTTGAATAGTTTTGTCAGACATGGCAGTCCCCTTTAATTTCCCAAGTTAATTTACATGGTATACAATAAAGCTCTTTGCTATACCCATTATCGTCTTCAGTTAAATCTGAATCACATGAAGGACAAGATGTTAATGGTTGTTCTCCAAAATCTATTGATTCGTTAATTAAAGTCGACTCAATAGTATCGACTAACTCGTTGATATCCATAAGGAAATCTCCTGTATAGTTAATTTAAGTTTGTGCTCCGAGAAAGCCTGCCTAGTATGGCAGAAATCCTCGGAGGAGTCAAGACCAAACCGCGCTCGGTATAGGGCACTAATTTAACTTGCTCTTTTTATTTACAGCAAGGTAAGTGTTAGTGCTTTGTATCATAAGTTTTTTTATTAATACTCGCTGTCTAATCCATAGAACAAAAAACAATATAATCAAAGCAGGCTCAATGATAACAAAGATAATAATATTTGCTAATTCATATCCCCAACCTGTATGATAGCCTATAACTTCTAGGACATACACACACCAATCAAAAAATTCACTAATCATATAGTTCCCCTTAGTGTTTTGTTGCGTTTATACCACAAATAGCTACCAAAATAGCTACTGCGATCCCAATTATTAAGAAAGTTTCCATAATTATTCAACCTTTGCTATTAAATTATCTTTCATAGTGATCTTAGCAAAGAATTCACGACCTCCGCCTAGTAAATGTGGTCGTCTTGCCCCTAAAAATGAACCATTTGCTTTATATTCGTCACCAAATATAGAAGTTTCTTGGTATTCTAAAGGTTTTCCAATGCACTCTTTAAGCTCTTTCTTACTTTTGTACCCTGTTAATAACATCATAATAGTTACCTCTTAATTAAGTTGCTCGGAGATTTCCGAGTCCATATAGTATCCCAAATTCCGCAGAAGATGTCAAGAGGACACCACGCGAGCCATAACTCGAAGTTATAAGTGTGTAATCTGTGGATAAGTTGTAGATTAGTTGTAGATATTTACCCTCAACTTGTTAATAACTATAGATATATAGCTAATTATGCCCTCAACAAGTCGGACCTCTACTTCTTCGCGCGCTTGAACTCTAGCAGTTACTACAAATTCAATCCGAAACTGCGCGCGCTAGAAGTTAGGGGCACCCTTAGGCATCCTGACTATCCCGATATAAAAGGCAGGAGCGTAGCGACTACAACTTTGAACCGTAGCGTAGACTTTGCCAAATCTATCTGCCTGTCACGAATGAAGTGAGTGCCAGGCTGATTTGGTCGTTCTGTAAGGATGAACAAGCCCCAAAGGGGCCTGTGATTCCTGAAAGAACGATAGACTTTGAAGTGAATGGAAATATAACTTGAAGTCGGAGATAAAAAAAACTTGGGAACCCCGAAGGATTCCCAAGACATCTACTCTAAATTACCTTCTACCCCTGTGCGATATAGGCTTTAATAGCTTGAGATGTTTTTGTTGGCAGTCTTTTTTTCTGTAGAAGATTATTCACATCTTTAACAGTAAGGTTGCCTTCCTTAGATTGATTATAATAATGAGACTTGATCCGGGTGAACGAAACCCAATTTCTCTTGCCTTTTGTCTCTGTGAAATGATAAGCCAAACGCATACAAGCGTTGTAAGAAGCAGGTGCTTCAAGCTGTTCTGGCGAAAGTGACTTAATGTCGAACTTAGATTGCGTCATAATATACTCCTTATATTGTTAAATTATTGACAAGTAAAGTATAATCCCAATAGACTGTAAAGTCAAGTCGCCTATTATAAATATAATTGTCTAGATGTTAATAGGCGCTTTAGCTTACTTGACTTTACAGTCTATTGGGGCACATTATACTCTTGGCAATAATTTAACCATTAGAAGGGGATATATTATAGCAAGATAAGTCCACATTAATCCTGAGGCAGGACAGATTGAACACCGATTCGAACACGCTTGTACAGAGCAGGTGAAATCATAAGCAGAGACAAAAGGCTTACGAGAAATGGGTTGAGACGCACGGATAAGCGAATATATTATAACAATCTAAGGAAGGCACCCTGCTCCTACCCCTATTGAATAATCTTCGGAAGAAAAAAAGGCAACCTTAGGTTATAATCTCAAGCTATTAAAGCCTATATAAACTTTAAAGCTGAGGTCCAAAGTTTAGATGTAGCAGGGAATCCGAGTGTTCCCAAGTTCCACAGATCGTAGAAAGAACTACAATCTGAATGAACTTCAAAGTCTACAAAGTCAAGCGAAGGTGAAGGGGGGTAGGCAGGATGCCGGGTGCCCCCCACCATATATAGATGTAGTGATCAAACATTTTAAGAAGATTTGAGTTGTAAACCAGATCCGCCGCCTATTAGACCTAATAGAGGGATGGTAAAAAGGGGGAGTGCTGAGGGGGTATTCAGCCTTGGGGGGTACAAGGCTCCATTGTATAGTTGTAATCGCCATTTGTCAAGTAATATTTATTTCAATTAGGTATTGACAAGACTGCTATACGACTGTAAACTAGATGGCATGAATGGATTACTCGACACTTACAATAAAAAGAAAGAGCTTACACCTAAGCAAGAATCTTTCTTAGGACATTTGGTTGAAACAAAGGGTGATGCCAAGCGTGCGGCAGAACTAGCAGGCTACTCAGGCAATCACTATCAAGTCTTAAAAGCTTTAAAGAATGAAGTATTAGAAGTAACCACAGATGTTTTAGCGCAGTCTGCACCGCAAGCCGCCTTTAAGATAATTGAAATGATATCTTCAGACGAAACAATTCCACAGGCTAATGTTAAATTGCAAGCGGCACAAACCTTATTAGATCGTGTAGGAGTCTCCAAGTCTGAAAAGTTAGATGTAAATCATAAAGTATCTGGTGGTATTTTTATTATGCCCGAGAAAGAAACTATTGTGATAGATGCGCAAGATGCTGAGTTTAAGGATGCCGACTAAGTTTAAACAGAGTGAAAAGAATTATGATAGACGCACAGGAGTCACTTCCCTCAACCATTACTTTATGAAAGGCACACCCAAGAAAGATTTATTTGACTATATTAACTCAAGCAATGCAAAGCCTAAGAAGGTTCATAAAGTCTTAAAAGAACTTACTCGTAGAGGAATAAAGGTAGTATGGAAAGAGATAAGATAGAAGAAGAAATTAAATTAATAGGTAGGCGTACCGAAGAAACTTTACATATTATTGTAGATCATTTTAAAGAAGTAGACGAACGCTTAGAAGAACTTGAAGATAGGCTTGAGAAATTAGAAGATGCCAATTGAAACTTTAGCACTTAACGATGTACTGAATAATAAGACTGCTCATTTCTTTAAGTCTGGTAGTGTTTTAAGGAATGAAGAGAACGAAAGATTAAATGAAGTACACAAGCTGTTGCCCCCCAAGGGCAACGCCGGAACGAATCTTGAGTACGATATTTGGTATGATTTTCCCAAAGATCCTAAGATACATGGTTATGTTTATACAGATGCTATGTCTAAGTTTATTTATATGAAGCCTGCTTCGTTTCAATATGCTAGTCGAGTAATGATTGAATCAATGAAAGAAGTTGTTACTGAAGAAGGCGATATGCTTTTTAAAGAACTGGCAATTAAAAGTTTAGATAAATATAAACTAAGAAGAACAAAGTTTAAACCAAAGCATGTTATCTTTTTGCCGGGAACAAACATACTATATGATATAGTAGATATGAAAAAAGTAGAACAAGAAGTAGATAAAGGTGCGTATCTGAAATGTCATCCTCTTACTTCTGCTTATGCTTTTGCGGATTTAAAAAGAAAATTTAAAGATCGTATAATAGACAAGAAGCTATCTGGACATACTATATTAAAACAAGCAGAGATTGTAGGGTGTTGTAGTAATTCTGAAATGGGATTAATAGGTTTAGCACAAGGAAGTAAAGTAAACTTATTTGATAAAGAAGGATGCAACCCTAGAACATATACTCCTATATATACTGCTTTATGGAAAGGAAAATTAGACAATGAGCCAAGTCCTTTAGATTTAAAGCGCATATTGTCTTCAGAATACTCAGGTCTTGTTTCTTATTTAGTACACAATCCGAAAGAACGAATAGATAACTTTTTTAATTATTTTAAAGATATAGAGCATGTCAAGCCTAAAAAACCGAAAGATCTTAATACTGGAGGTTAATAACTTAACAGCTTTAACGACCAACTCTATTGAAATGAACATGCCACAGTTTCAATATAAAGTTGTTCCATGTGGAAAAAGTAAACTAGCTACAGCATTACATAATATAGATGACATTACTTTAGTAGTTAAAAGCGGATTAGTATTAAATATAAAAGATAGTGACTTACCTAGTAGAGAGAAATTAATGCGCTATGATATGTGCGTAAGCAGACAAGGAGTTTATGTAGATCATCCATCAATAGCAAAACATTATAATCTAGTAGATACACCAATGAATAAAGGAATAATAGATCTTTCGTTATTTATAATTAATCCTTTAAAATGGTATAGGATTCCTGCTAAAGACCAAGGCATATTACCAAATATAAAAAAATTATTTATGCCTAGATATATGAACCATAGAGATGATCCTATATTTAAAGAACAGACTATTAATTGTTCAGATGCTCTTACTTATGGTGTACTCGGAGAAAGTGCTTGCATTTATAATTATATAGATATATTAAATAAAAAAGATATATCAGTCTTGGAAACATATGCATATTGTTTAGATAAATTATTACCTTATACAGAAGGTCTTCCTAAAAAAGAAAAAGAAATTGTAGAGCATTTAGGAAGCCTAACAAAAAAAAGAATTTCTAGAATGAGACGAAAATTACATAATGTTAAATATATAACTTAGGAGAAGCTAATGATTAGCGAAACTTTTGAACAGCAATTTAATGATGAAAACAAAATGCCTGACATTTTTTATGAATGGTTAAAGGTATGCCCTGTGCTCTGGATTAGAGGTACAGTACATAGTGACTACATGGAATATAAGTTTGATTCATCAGGAAGAATTTTAGATTTAGATCAGCTTCAAGGTGAGCCTGATAATGTTGTTGAGTTTGCGGAAGATAAAGTAAAACCAATATCTAAAAAGAAGAAACCTAAAAAACACTAATGATTGAAGCACCTGAAAATTATATCAGAAAAAAAAGTTCAACGATTCCGTTTGGCTATGAGATAGACGAAGACCATAAAGGTTTTCTAAAGCCTGTCCCAGACCAACTGGAATCGCTAGAACATGTATCTCATTTAGTGTATAACAAAGCAATAAGCCTTGCTGAGGGTGTTCAAATACTAGAAAATAAAACCAATAGAAGTCTGTCTCGTATGGGACTAAAGAAACTTGTGGATAAAAAATATGAAGAAGGACTGGGAAATAAATCCAAATCTTTACTTGACAGATTCTAAAGGAAGCTTTATACTAAAGAAAGACGGAACACCTGCTAAGAAAAGAGGAAGACCTAAAGGAAGTAAATCCAATTATCATTTTCATTCTAAAACAAAAGCTAAGTTTGCGGCAAGAAAGTCTTTAAAGAATAAACAAAAGACAATAAAGAAACTTGAAAGTCAACTAAGTAATAAAAAGCAACACTTAAAAAAGCAAACAGAAACGCTAAAGAAAGTTGCAGGTTTAGAAGATAATGCTATTGTTACTACAGATGAAGTAAAAAAACTTCCTTCTGCTGTTCAAAGCCATTTAGATAAGACTGGTGATAATGTTTCCTTCATGCCTAATGAAGGACCACAAACAAAGTTCTTAGCGGCTGATGAAAAAGACGTATTGTATGGAGGAGCCGCAGGAGGCGGAAAAAGCTATGCAATGCTTATAGATCCACTAAGGTATTGTCATATTAAAGAACATAGAGCTTTAATACTTAGACGGACAATGCCAGAACTAAGAGAGCTTATAGATAAATCTCGTGAGATATATCCTTTAGCTTTTAAAGGTGCTAGGTTTAAAGAAGTAGAAAAGGTATGGTATTTTCCTAGCGGAGCAAAAGTAGAATTTGGATTTTTAGAAAA